GCAGCGACATGCTCAGCCCACGTTGGGACCCCGCGTGCCCGCCGATACTGCCGATCACGGTTTCGCCTGGCCGCTCGGCAAGATTCGCAGCGACAGTTCCAGTTCACGTAGGTGCTGTTAGTCCCGTGCTGCACGGTGGCCGGTATCTCGCCGGCAGGGGTGAGTCGGGTTCGTGCGACGTGTTCTCGGTGGCAAGCGCGGCAGCGTCGACGACCTAACGGCGTGATGAGGGTGTTCTCGGGCGTGTATTCGTGACCGTGCTTGCAGTGCGTCTTCCGCGCATAGGCGCGGCGGGTGTTCTCCGCGGGCGTGACGGGCTCCAGATGCGCGGGGTTGACGCACGGCGGGTTGTAACAGAGATGATCGACATGCAACCCGGCGGCGATCGGTCCCACGAGGGCGACATATGACACGCGGTGCGCTGTCGTTCTGAAGTGCGTGCCGTCTTCACGCCGCAGTCTGATGACGCCGTAGTTCTCTTGAGTGCGATCGCCAGTCCAGCACCAGCAGCCCGTCTCCGAGTCGACCCGCACTTTCGCCTCGAACCGCTTGTCGGCGGCAGCCAGGTCCTCGACGGTAAAGACGGTCACTTCGTCGCTCGCCTTCTCGCGTCATGCGGGAACGACTTTCGAAGGCCCGTGACAACGGAGATGCAAGGTTCGCCGATCGCGGCTCCGCAACCAACGCGGCTACACGAGACGCGCAACGCCCGGATAGCCGCCTCAGCCCGGTCGGGACGGGACGGCAACGTGCGCCGTGCGAACCGAACCGTGAGGCCAGGGTCAGCGTTGATCCGCCCCGTTGTCTCGGCGGTCACGCCGACGCTGCTTCGGCATCGCGAAGCGCGGTCACGTCCTCCTCGCGGAAAAGGAACGCACCGTTGGGGCCGGGGAGCTTCTGCGCGACTGGCAACGCCCCCGACTCGACCAGGCGGTGTACGGTGCGGACGGACTTACCGAGCAATAGCGCAACTTGGGGCGCAGTAAGCAGTTCGGCCATAGGCGCATCATGCGCTATTGGCGCACGTCACGCAAGGGACACGCGCAGCGCGTTCAGGTCATCTTTGGCTTACCTCTCGACCTGTTCCGCTTGACGCATGGCGCGCATACGTCACAATGCCGTTATGACGACTTCCCTGCCTGCGGCTCCCCCGTGGACCCTCGGCTGGCGGCTGCGCCGGTCGCTGGAGTTCGCGGGCGTCAGCCGCGAAGCGATGGCCCAGCACCTCGGCGTCGCCGTCTCGACCATCACCCGCTGGACGCACGACGACTTCAAGCGCCCACCGAACAGGGCGAACCTGCTCGCATGGGCTCAGATCACGGGTGTCCCGCTCGAATGGCTGGAGGGCGACGAGGCGTCAGCGCCCGCTCCTGAGCCGGTCACTCTCAGTGACAAAGTGGCTGACGCGGGCGCGACAACTACTGCGAGTAAGCGGAAGCCGCAAACCGCGACACGCCGACGCTCAAAAGTGCACGGTACCCCTTCGTACCTGTCAGATTACGAGAACATGAACTCGGGCACAACGGTTCCCACCGCAGATGCGCACTGCGCCGCTGCTGCTTAGAAGCGGGGCCTGTCCCCGCCGCATTGGCTGGGAAGGCTCGATGACGCAACTGATCGACGACTACAGGAACTGGCTGGTCGCCTCCGGGGCATCACCGGACACGGTACGCGCCCGCTGCAACGCCGCTAAGCGGCTGCTGGCAGTCGCCGGCACCGAGGATCCGACACAGATCAAGCCGACTGATCTCGTGCGGGTCCTCGCGTCCGTCGAGGCCCGCTGGTCAAAGGCGACCTACTTCCACCACGCGAAGAACTTCGGTCACTGGTGTCACTTCGCGGGCCTGCGCGTCAACTTCACCGAGGGTGTCGTGAAGCCGAAACGGCCCCGCAAGAACCCTCACCCTGCCGACCTCGCCGACTTCCGCCGCGCGGTCGAGCTCGCGAAGCCGGACGAGGCGATGATGCTGCTGCTCGCGGCCTACGCGGGCCTGCGGGTGCACGAGATCGCCAAGGTACGGGGGGAGCACCTTCGGGACGGCTGGTTGTTTCTCGTCGGTAAGGGGAGCAAGGACGCCAACATTCCGGTGCACCCGGTGCTCGCTCTGCAAGCCGAGAACTGGCCCTCGGAAGGATGGTGGTTTCCGGGGCAGAAGGAGGGGCAGCCGATCTCGCGCGGCACCGTCTGGCGTCGGATGACGAGGGCGCTGCGCCGGGCTAACCCGCACACGACGGCCACGCCGCACGCAGTGCGGGCGCTCTACGCGACCATGTTGGTGAACCTCGGTGTCGACTTGCAGACCACGCGAGAACTGATGCGCCACAGCGACCTCGGCTCGACGCAGTTCTACGTCCAGACCGGCGACGAACGGCTGAAAGCGGCTATCGGCCGCTTGCCTGATTTCACCGTCGCCTGACCTTCTTTGTATGGCGCGTGCGCGTCATTCGGCGTAACGTCGCCCTTGTCGGGTTTCGGGAGGTCTGATGGCTGGCAAAGGCTGGGGCATTCTCGCGGTCGGCGTCGTCGCGGCCGCCGTCATCGGCTCGCAGATGCACAGCGGCAGCAGCCCGAGTACCGGCAGCCCGTCGAGCACCTCGAACCTGCCGTGGTCGGGTGAGTCGGTCGACCAGCAGCGCTACGACGCTTTCGTCGCCTGCCAGCATTTCGTCAACGAGCGGCTGAAGGCTCCGTCGACGGCGAGCTACCGGGACTGGTTCGGCGACCAGAAGCCCGCCGTGTCCGGGTCGGGGCGCGGTCCGTACACGGTCGTGTCGACGGTGGATTCGCAGAACTCGTTCGGGGCGCAGCTACGGTCGGACTTCTTGTGTGTGGTGACGCGGGACGCGAGCGACACCTGGCATTCGCGGCGTGTCGTTGTCGGCTGAGGACGCAGAAAGGTCCCCCCGTCCCGTGCCGACGACTGCGCTAGGTCGTCTGTACGTCGCAAGGGGGCCAGCGACGTGGCACGGGAACGGGGGGTGCGGGAGAAGGCGGGAAGTTGTCGGGGGTTCGGCGTATGGTTCGGGGTGTGACAGCAGACGCGGCAGAGCGTGACCCGCGCGTCGTTCACGGTCCGAACGGGATGACCGTCTGCCTGCCGTGCGCGGTCAATGAGCACGAGTCCTGCCAGCACGGCAAGGATGGCATCGTTTGCGACGGGTGCGCGATCTGCCTCGCGGTGCTGCGCCCGGGCGTCTAGCCCATCACGTCCTGTTCGCTGTTCGGCCCGACACGGCGGCGAGCGAGGTACGGGGCTACGCCGTACAGCCATATCGGCCAGACGATGCCGCGCCGGAACGCCTCAGCCGCGCACAGCGCCCCGACCGCGGGCAGGACGAGTAGCCGTTTCACGGCAGTTCGCCGAGCAGCGCCGCTATCTCCCGTTCGTCCTCACGGATGCGGGACTCGGCGAGCTCGACGGCGACCTCGGCGCAGTGGACGGCGTCGTGTTCGTCGTCGCGGAGCAGTTGGATTCGTTCGCGGATCTCTGTCTCGGCGTCGCCGAGCGTCCAGTCGGTCATGGCAGGCTGCTCGCGGCGACGTATCCGAGGTCTTGCACGACCGGCTTGTCGGTGACGGGGTAGGGCGAGGTGACGGAGGCGACGGACTTGCCGTCGCGGGTCACTTCTGCGGACACCGAGCCCGTGACGAGTACCGCGACTGTTGCGGAGACGCCGGCGGGAGCCGAGGCGGGCGCTAAGTCGTCTATGGTCACCAGCGCGGGCGCAGTAAGGAAACTCAACGCTTCGACGACGTCTCCTGGCGGCGTCTGCCCGGCGTTCTTCATCAGCTTCGTCTCCGGGTACGACGGTTTCGCCTGCCACGGCTGCTGACGGTGCGTGAGGATCACCGCGTCTTGGAGGATGGTCGGCGGGGTGCCGAGCTTGTACCAGGCGGCGTAGTAGCTGGAGACGTCGAGGAACGCCCGCCCGTGCTGCATCGACGGCTGGTTCGCTGTGCCTTCGGTGTGGTCGTTCCACGTGATGAGCTGGACGGCGTCCGCGTCGTTGTCGATGGCGATCTGCCAGGTGGTCCGCAGGTTCCCGGTGTTCTGCGCCTCCCAGAACCGGCCCTCACGCGGACGCTCATCCTGCACCGACACGGGCTGCATCCACTTCAAGCCCTTCGCCCGCGCAGCCTTGATGCGAGCGGCTGAGCCGGTCGGGCTGCTCCCGGTCGGGTCACGGGTACCCCACTCGGTGATCCCGTAGGCGATGGGTGCGTACTCGTCGATATGCGCGGTCGCGGACAGAAACAGCGGCCAGAACGCGACCGGCGTGTTGTACGTGCCGGTCAGCAGGAGAAGGAACTGCTTCCACCAGTCGACCGGGTGCGTCTCCGCGTGGAACGGCGCGACGACCAGCCGGCCGTCGTCGAGGCGGTAGCAGGCCGGGTTGGCCGCGGCGACCTTCGCGATAGCCGCGGCGAGCTCGTCGGCGGTCTTGCGGCCCGGACCGGACGTCATATCCGGCATCAGGCACACCGTGAATCCGCCGTGGTTGTTGGCGGCGTCGAGCAGGCATTGGACGACCCGCGCGTTGCGTTTCGTCCCGGCGTCGGAGCCTTCGCCGGGGAAGTTGAACAGGTTGACGGTGAACCCGTCGATGCCGTACGCGGCGGCGTTGGCGACTTCGGTTTCGGCGTCTTTCGCGAGCCAGTCGACCCCGGCCGGGTACGGGTCGCGGCCGAGGGGCCGGTCGCGCATCCAACCGCCGTACGCCTTGTGTTTGCCGCCTTCGCCGCCCGGGGTGAGGTATTGCGTCTGGTAGTAGTCGACGTTGGGTGGCTTGTTGTCGACGCTGATGGGGAGGCTGGGCACGTAGTGCGCGAACACCTTGCGGGGGCTGGCGGCCATCTGGTCGAGCGGTAGCGGGTGCGGCCAGCCGACCGGAGGCGGCAGCGCGGCGTTGTGGTCGCGGCAGGTCAGTTCGGCGTAGAGCGGCGTGTCCATCAGCCCGATGAGCACGTCGGCGTCGGACGGCTGCGGCCCGACCTGCGCGTAGATGGTGCGACCGACCTTGCGACCGGTGCGCCACGGCAACTGGTCGTAGGTGGTCACGACGTGGCCAGCACGACCACGAGCGCGATGAGCAGGACGAGGAACGCCGCGGAGAGCAGCGTTGACATGCCGCTCACGGCTTCGGCGCTACCACCGGAGCAGGAGACGCCGGGCCGATCACACCGCGGGTCTTCGCCCACAGCGCCGTAGGAATCTGCGAGCGGTGCGCGAGCGTCGTCGCGACCAGCGCAGCGAACACATTGGACAGGTACGTCTTCCAGTTGTCGCCGGGGTTGAAGGCAACAGTCGGCAGCACACCCGCGAGCGTCGCCAGAGCAACCGTCACCGCGCCGAGCACCCACGCCGGAGCGTGCGCCTTCGTCAACAGACCCGCAGCATGCGCGGCGAAGTAGCCGACGATCAGAGAGATCGCGAAGGAGATCTGGACGTGGGTCATGTGGTCCCTGCTTTCGCGGCCCTAGCGGCCATCTGCTTGAGAGCGTCGGTATGTTCGAGATCGAGCACTCGTCGCGCTTCCACGCAAGCGACGTTGTCCAGTAGGACGGTCAGTTCGTTGTCCTGCAACGACTCACCCGACGTGGACCAGTTTGTCGACCCTGAGATCCGCCACGTCCCATCGACGACGACCATCTTTCTATGCATAATCTGGTGCTTCTCCGACTGACCGATGGCGACGCTGTTGCCGGTGAACTCGTGGGAGAACTTCTCGAGGATCGCCTTCTCATGGACGCCGCCCGCCTGCGAGCGGTCGAGGGTGATCTGCACGTAGATCGCGGGGTTCTTCAGCAGGTCGTCGAGCATCGCGGCGAGTTCGTCATCGTCGAACCCGAACATCGCGACTTGAATCGTCGAGGTGCAGGAGCCGATGACGGCTTTGAGCGCGTCGTGGACGTTGTCCTCGGGCGAGTAGAACGTCCGCATGGAGTCGGCGTAGCCGGCGAGCAGCGGCGTGGTCTTGAACTGGTCGAGGTCGGTGATGGCGAGGGTCATTTCAGCCCCTTCACCCGGTGGATCTGCGTGTCGAGCGCGTCCAGCTCGTTCGGCACCGAGACGGGTCGCGCACGGCCCTTAAGCCGTTTCGTGAGGCTGCGGGCAAGTAGCCGCGTCGCCGGGCCGAGCGGCTGCGCCTTCGGCTTCGGTTTGAGCTGGTGCCACGGCGGCGGGGTCTTGCACGGCAGCGAGTCGTCGTGGGAGTTCGCCGGGGCGTTGCGGTGGCCGCGGTGGCCGCCCTTCACCCACAGTTTCGGGTCACGTGAGGCGTTCAGCGGCGAGCCGAACGTCCACAGCGACGGCACGCCCAACTGCTCGAGCCAAGGGATCAGGTCAGCCCACAGTTCCGCGAACTTCGGCGCCTTGGTGATGTCTTTCGCCATCGACGGCCACAGCCACTCGATCTGCACGTGGACCGAGCCTTGCCGGTTCGTCTCGGGTTGCCCGGACGGATGCTCAAGCGCGTAGGCGGACCGGTTGGCGGGGAGGAACTGGCCGCGTTCGCCGGTTGTGGGGTCGAGGATGAGCGTCGGCTCGTAACCCATCTTGAGCAGAAATTCGCGGGTCGCGCCGTAGGAGCCTGTGGGCGTGACGGTGATGTGATGCGTGCACAGTCCTTCGCCACCGGCCATCGTGCCGCCTTGCGAGTGCGGGCCGTTGATCTTCGTGGCGCCGGGCAGCCAAAGTTGTCTCACGTTGCTCCTAGCGTTGGCAGGCATTTGAGCGGGTGTCTCAGATCGCAAGTCGGTGTCGATGAAGGGGTCGGGCTCGGCGACGGGGAGGGTGACCGCGACGGGCTCGGCGTGCGATGCGGTGAAGGTGACCGTGACGGCCGGGGCTGGACGACACCCGACCGTCGCGGCGACGGCGGTGAAGCGGGAACAACGACAACCGTCAGCGACGGCGAAGGTTCGGACTGCGCGTGCCGTGACGGCGACGGACGCGGTGACGGTCGGCGGACGTTCGCGCAGTGGTCGAGCCGCATCGCCTCAAGCACCGGCGGCGTCCGCAGCCGCGGCGGAATCGAGTTCAGCACCACACACGTCCCGACCCGGTTGTTCTCCGCTGTCTGCGCCGCGTGCCGGCTGCGCCCGAGAACGAACAGGCCGAGCACGATCAGCCCGATTGCCTGCAGCAGAACCAGGCCGATGAGCGCGAGCTGCACGCGGCGGATCGTCTGGATCTTCAGCGCCACATGCTCTAGCCCGTCGCCGGTCACCGGCGTCGCCTCAGCAGTTCGCGGACGTCGTCGCGCAGGTCAGCGAGGTTCGTCTCGACCACGGTCACCCGATCGTGCAAGGCGAGGAGTTCGCTGATGTCGGGGTCGCGGGTACGCCGCAACGCGACGGTCGCGGTGATGAGCCCGGCGACGAGGGTGAACGCGCCCGAGATGATCGCGACGGTGATGGGTGTCGTGCCGGTCGTGTCGGTCGTGGCCGCGGCGAGCGGGAGCGCGACGAACGGTGTCCAGACCTTCGCGCCGATGAGCAGGCGCAGCAGCGCCAGTTCCGCCATTCACGGCCTCAACGGTTCCGGCAGAGGATCTTGACCGTGTCGTCGTCCTGCCGACCTGCCGACGTGGTGACGTGGATGACGATGTTGTAGTTCGTGACGTCCGACCCGCCTGACAGCCAGAATACGACGCCGGTCCCGTCCGTGGTGATCGCGTGACTGTTCACGGTGATACCAGGGTCAGCCGTGACGGTCGCCGCCGTGATGATCTCGGGCGGCGTGAGGTACGGCGTCCAGTCGGACAGGTAGTCCTTGACGGCGTCGGGGTCTTTCAGGAACGCCATCAGTGGACCTCCTGCACTCGACGCTCGCCGGGTCGGGTTTGCACGCTCACTTCGACGCCGCGGATCTGCACGTCGAACGCTGCCAGGCGGGTCTGCGCTCGCGGGTCGGCAGCCTTGGCTTGCACGCGGTTCTCGGCACCGCGGGTCTGGATTCGGTCGGATGGTGTTGCGGTGGGTACGAGCTTGACTACGTCGAGCGTGTCGCTGATCGCGATGAGGTCGGCGAGCGCCCGTGCGTCGGTGAGCAACCGCAGCGCCGTGTCGGAGATCGGTATGACGTCGCCGAGCCCGTGCGCGTCGGCGAGCGCCCGGCCGAGGCTGTCCGACAGCGAGATCGTGTCGCCGAGGCTGCGACTGTCTGCCGTCGTCCTAGCGAGTGAGTCCGAGACAGGAATCGTGTCGGCGAGCGCCCGGCTGTCCGCCTGCGTGGTGCCGAGGCTGTCGCTGACGCTGATCGTGTCCGCGAGCGACCGTGACAGCGACACGTTGCCGCTGCTCTGGCTGGTCGCCAGCGAGTCCGACAGCGGAATCGTGTCGGCCAGCGCCCTCGGGTCGGCTTCCGTCCGGGCGAGACTGTCGGACACCGGAATGGTGTCGGCGAGAGCGCGCGGGTCGGTCTGCTGACGAGCGAGCGAGTCGCTGATCGGGATCGTCTCGGCGAGCGCCCGCGGTTCCTGCGGGACCCTGGCGAGGTTGTCCGAGACGCTGATCGTGTCGGCAAGTGCTCGGGCTTCGGTCTGCGCCGACCGGGCGAGCGTGTCACTGATGCTGATCGCGTCGGCGAGGTTCCGAACGTCAGCGACCGTGCGGGCCAGCGAGTCCGAGAACGGGACCGTGTCCGCGAATGCCCGCGGCTGCGCGTCGGAGCGGGTGAGGCTGTCCGAGAAGGGGATCATGTCCGACAGCGACGTGCTCGCCGAGACTGACCCCTCGACCAGGTCCATGATGACGTAGACGACAGCGTTAGCGCCGCCCGTGACCGTGTCGCTGAACGTCGACGTCGCCGTGGACGTCGCGGCGGTCATCAGCGCGCCGAAGAAGCCCTGGACGTCGGCGAACTCGTTGAGCGTCTGAGACGTGAACCCGTTCGCGGTCTCAGCGGAGTTCGACTGGAACCCGGCGTTCTGGCCGACCGCGAGCAGGTATTTCGTGCCGGACGGTGACGACGTGTCGATGGTGATCGCGCTCGACGTCCACGTCGCGGTCGACGCGGACACACCCCCGGTGAGGTGCGCCCACGGCGTCGGCGACTGCCGGGCGTTCGGCGTCTGCCACATGATGTAGCGGTAGGTCTTCGACCCGTCCGAAACGGTGACCGACTGGTTCGTTCCGGCCTTCGAGGTGTCGGCAGGCTGCCAGAACAGGTAGATGAACGCGCCGCTCGTGCCGTTCGCCTCGTGGTCGGCGAGGTTCCAGCCTGACGGGGTAGTGACGGTCTGCGACGTGCCGAGGTTCGTGGTCGACACGACCATCCACACGTCGCCGGACGGGTCGATCGTCGCCGGGTACGGCACCGAGAGCGGATTGCCAGCCCCTGGCGATGTCGCACCGTGGGCTGTGACGTTGGTGATGCTGATCGTCGCCATCGGCGAAGCCCCTAGAGGTCTAGGTCAGCCGTGGGTGATCGTCCAGGTCGACGTGAGCGCGTCGCCGACCGCTGAGAGCGTCGCCGTCGTCCCGAGCAACGTCTCGAAGCCCATCGTCCCCGACGTCGCCGCGGTGAACAGGCCTTCCTTGCCGATCGTCACCGGCAGCAAGTCGGACCCGTTCGCCGTGTGCGTGATCGTGATGGTCGTCGTGGACGCGCCGGTCGTGTGCGCGGGCGTCCCCGCAGCCCGGATCAGCCCACCGGACGCGGTCGTGATCTCCGCGGTCAACGTCGTGTCACCCGCTGACGGCGGTGTCGTGTTCGCGGTCAGCGCGACGTACTTGAGGTTTCCCCACAGCTGGGTGGAGACGTAGTCGCGGCCCGCGTTCGTGTAGAGCGCGGTCGGACCTTTGATCGGCTTGATACCGAACTGCTTCTCGATCGCCCGCTTCAGGTCCGCGTCGTCGCAGAGGACGAACCCGGGCGCTTCGAGCGAGTGATGCGGCCACAGGCTCGGCAGGTCTTTGCTCAGCCACACGTCGAGGTCGACGGCGTCGGGCAGGATGAGGGTCGTGGTGTGCGAGGACTCGCGGGGAAGCTGCCGGACGGTTGTCACGTCGTCGAGGCCGGTCCTGCGTCTCCCGACGGCGTGGAGTTCGCCGTAGGAGTGGTGGTGTTCTTCCTGCCCGCCGATGAAATGCGAGTGGTAGAGGCCGACCTCGCCTTCGTGGGGCGCGACGTTACCTAGCTGGATGAGTGCCATGTCAGCCCTCTCGCCTCGTGCGGGTCAACGTCATGTCATGCCCCTCCGGGAGTCAGGGTGGTCACGCTCAGATACCGCAACGCTCGAACGCCGTCTCGACAGTCACCACGCCAGCGGTCGGGTTGCCACCGTTGAAGAACAGCCACAGGACGCCGTTCGTGAAGATTTCCGAACCGTTCGCGAAATGGTTCTCGGTCGCGACGCCGAGCGGCCGGGTCGTCGCGTAGGTGTCCTTGAACACACCGCCGTCGTACATCTTCACGTCGTAGGACGTGGCACCGCCGCCGCTGATCGCCGTCGTGATCTGAATCTTGTAGCCGACGATCCGCCAGCCGGGCGGGATCGTCGCGCTCACCGCTGTCGACGCGCCCGACACCGACACGCCGGTCGAGGTGGTAGTCAGTACCGTTTTCGGTTTCGCGCCGGTCGTGACGTTCGCGAGCGTGTAGTTGTACGACTTCGACACGTTGGTCTTGTCGACGACCCGGTCCAGCATGAACTCGCCCGGGGTCCCCGACAGGGTGATTCCGTTCTGCTGCGACGGGACGGCGTTGACCGTGAAAGCCACCCGGCTCACCGACGCTCCAGCTCCTACGGTCGCGCCTCCGGTGATTACCGCGGACGTGTTCGACACGACCTGCCGGACGATCGGGTAGCCGCCGCTGATCTTGAGATACGCCGGGCCGGGGATCTCCGTGTTGAACAGCGTGGACGTGCCCGTGATCGCGGTCGCGGTCGTCGCCACCGTGCCCGTCAAAGCGACGAGGTTCCCCGAGTCGGAGACGGTGCCCGTGTAGTTGAACAGGACCGTGTCCCCGATGACGTCGGTTATCTGCACGGTCGCGTCGATGCCCGGCCCGCCGATGTTCTTCACGACCACGTACTGACCGACGTAGACATCCGTCGTGTCCGTCATCAGCATCGACACCTGCCCCGCGTAGCTGCCGGGAAGGATCGACCCTGCGTTCGTCTTCGACCATGACTGGTCGTCGTAGAGGCCGGGCGAGGCGAGAACGATGATGTTGTCGGTGCCGCCCGCGTTGACGTGAATGCCGTCGCGGTCCGCGCCGCCCGTGTTCTGCCCGTTGTTGAAGTAGTTCCCGCCGACGATCGTCACGTCCGCGCCGGTGTCCCGATACAGGCCCGAGTAGCCGTTCGCGACCGCGGTGCAGTCCTCGAGGACGACGTTGTAAGCGGGTGGGATCGGCTGCGCCGGGAAGTTCGGCGCGTTGTCCGCGGTCGAGTGGATCAGGAACCCGTACTGCGTGTTCCCTTGGCTGATGACACTGTCGAACTTCACGTCCCGCCCGCTGCACTCGACACCGACCTGAGCACGGGCGATGACACTGTCGGAGACGACGGTCTGCCAGGACGTCGCGTTGTAGTGCGAGTCGGGGACGACAAGGCCCGCGACGTACCCCGCCCCGGCCACCTGTAGCCCGTAGGTTCCGCTCGACTTGTAGGCGTTGTCGATGAACAGGCCGGTGATCTCCCCGCCCTGCACGCTCGCGAGGTTCATGCCCGCGTGAAAGCCCGAGATGTGGACGTTGCTGACCCGCAGATCCCTCGCCCCGGCGAGACTGACCCCGAGACCGGTGTGGCCGGTGCCCGAGTAGTCGTCGAGGTGCACGTCGGACAGGCTGCACTCGTTGTCCATCCGGCTCGCGTCGATCCCGAGCGACAGGTTGTCCTGCCCGTTGATGTCCGGGTAGAAGTTCTTCAGGTACAGGCCGCGGATGTCGGTCCGGTCAACGACCCGGAACTCGAAACCGTGCTGGTACACCTGATAGCCGGTGTTGGAGATGTTCAGCCCGCGGACGTTCTCGATCAGGCTGTCCTGCACGGCAACCGCGGAGAACACCTGCGCGCTGTTGTGCACGTAGACGTCACGGACGACGATCTGCGTCGATGGGGTCGTGTCGGAAGTGCCGGTGACGTACACGCCGAAGCACATGCAGTTGAAGAACTCGCCGCCGATGATGCTCACGTCGTTGACGTACTCGACGCGCAGCCCGATCCAGGACGTGCCCGGAGTGAACGAGCCGGACAGCGCGTCCCGGTTGCCGTTGATCCGCGCGTTCTCGATGATCGACCCGTCCGAGCCGGTCGTGAACAGCAGCGACGCGCCGACCCCGCCCGTGAGGGTCGGAGCGACCCGCTGCTTGAGGACCGCGCCCGCGCTGAAGATCAGGTGCGTTCGCTTGCTGATCGTCCAGCCGTCGCACAGGTAGGTGCCGTCCGGGACGTAGACGATCCCGCCGTTCGCCGTCGCGTTGTTGAGCGCGGTCGTGTCGTTGGTGGTGCCGTCGCCCTTCGCGCCGTAAGCAGCGCCTTTGACGTTGATAACGGTGGCGTACATGGAGGCCGCGTCAGGGAAAATCTTGACTCGCTCGGTCCCACCCGCGTCCGCCCACAGATACGACGAGTTCGCCGGGTCGTCGAACTGCGGCATCGACCCGTCCGCCCGCGAGGTGACCGTGGACACACCGGAAGAACCGCCGACGATGTTCAGGCCGGTGACCTGCGTGCCGCCCGTGCCGCCGTCAACGCCGACCCTCTGATCGGTCCAGAACGAAACCGCGGTGCCGGGAGCGACGAGGCCGCGGGTGATCGTCGGGTACGTCGCCGCGTCGCCGCCGTAGCGACTAGCCATCAGTTCGACCGCCATTCGGCGCACAGACCCGCGTCGCCCACGTTCAGCGCAGCGGTCGACGTCTGCTGCACGACCAGCTCCAGGTAGTCCGTCGCGTTCAGGTACACGTAGTCGCTCGTCGACACCCCCGTCACCCCGGTCGCTGCCGCGTTGTGCTGCACCTGCGTCGCGGCCCGTTTCGTGCCGTTCACCGTCAGGTAGGCGAGCCGCACCCCGGTCGCGTTCGCCGCGAACTGCGCGTTCGCGGTCACTGCGTACCAGCCGGTTGTGTTCGCCGTCAGCCGCGACGGGTGGATGACTGCCTCGTGCATGCTGTCGTAGTCGACGTCCTCGTGGTCGAGGTTCACCGCCGTGTTCGTCGCGTTCGCGACCGACTGCGCGCTAGTCAACGTCGCCCGGCACAGCGGGCGGCGGACACTGCCGGACACGCTCGACGTAGTGAGGCCGAGCGCCCACAGGATGCCGTCGACCCAGCCCTGCGCGATCGTCGAGGTTGCGTACTCGCTCGCGGTGATGTTCGGGGGGACGGGGACCGTCGCCACTACGCCCCCCTCATGCCGCGATCACGAGACCCGTGTCGAGCTGGTTGTAGACGGACGGGGTCGCGTCGAGCCGCCACACCGCAGGAGCGACCGGTGAGCAGAACAGCGTCGCGGTCTGCGCGTCCGTCGCCAGCGACAGCGACACCCCCTGCACTTGCAGGTTCAGCGACGACGGCAACGGGCTAGGGAGGTTCGTCAGTGTGATCATGTCGAGCGGCTGCAACTGGCAGATCGCGAGCGCGACCGCCGTGCCCGCGTGCATCAGGTCAACCGTCAGCGACGGGACACCGACCCACTCCTGACGGCCCTGCGCGACCGCCCAGCCCGCCAACTGCAAGGCTTCCCAGTCCGTCGCCACGTTCAAGGTGAGCGACGACGCGGCCTCGCCGTCTTTCGTCACGCTCGTGTTGTCGACGACGCGCTGCGCCGCGCCGTTCGGGCGGGTGACCGTGACGTCGTTGAGCATGAACTGGATGTCGTCGCGCAGCGACGTCGGGAACGACACGTGTTTCTGCGACGCGTCGAGGGTCAGTTGGGCGGCCGGGTCGTAGTTGACGATCCGCGCCCGGAACACGATCTGCCCCTGCCCGTCCGCGAACACGACCCCGCCGTCAGCCTGCGCCGCCTCGAACAGCGCCGCCTGCAACGTCATCCCGTCCGTCGTCGCCGGACCCATCACCATGTCGCCGAGGTCGAGTGACGACCCGAAGTTCGTCCGGTAGCGCAGCAGCCGCGCGATCCGCATGTCGGCGGTCTCCGCGCCGAACCCGCCGACCGGGGCAAACCCGTTGGCTCCCGCGTTGTACAGGTTGAGCACCGACCCCGCCGTGAGGCCGGGGTGGAAGCTGAGCAGCGACAGCGCGCCGGAGAACAGCCCCGACGTCGCGGTCTTCCCGCCGACCGTGATCGGCGGCCCGGACGGGTTGAACGTGAACGTCGACCCGGACGCGGTCTGCGGCACGTTGTCGAGGTAGGTGGTGACCGTCCCGTGCGACCCGTCGACCGCGATGACGAGGTGATGCCACGCGCCGTCGCAGTAGTTCTTCGACGTGAACGCCGACGTGAACCCCGGCATCCCCGCTGTCACATGCCCGGACGTGTCGACGCTCGCGACGACCAGCGGCGAGTTGAACAGGTACGCCGGCGAGGTGGCCGGGGGGGTGGTCGACGGCTGGAACCACACACTCACCGCGAACGAGCTGATCACCGTGTTCGCGAAGTTGTTCGGGACCAGCAGCGTGTAGCCGCGTTGCGTCGTCGAGGCGGACCCGGCGTCCGGCGAGGTGAGCACGAGCGCCCCGCTCATCCCGAACGGGGCCGGGGTGTAGCCGAAGGTGAACGTGCCCGTGCCGTACTTCGACGCGGTGATCGTCGCGAGCAGCCCCGCGACGAGATCCCCGGTCGCGGCGGCCCCGGTCGGGTCGGTGAGCGGGTACAGCGCGTACGGGCTGAGCAGCATCGCCTCTTCGACGGCAGCCGGTCGCAGCGGGGTGTCCGCGCCCATCCGGCCGAGCACGTCCGTGCCGGAGAAGTTCGACAGCCACACCGCCGACCCGTCGCGGGAGACCTCCCACGAGTCGGCGAACACGTCCGCCAGGTAGACCGGGACACCGGCGACGGTCCCGCCGACCTGCAACCTCGTCCTGCGCCGCACGTTCGGGTAGTACGGCGACGACGCGAGTCCCGGGGTGAACCTGCCGTCGTTGTTCTGCAACGACAGCCCGACCTGCGTCGGGGTCAGGTCCGACACCTGATCCTGCCGCCACCGCGAGATGTTCACCGCAGGGAAACCGGACCCGGCTGCGACCCGCTGCGTGATGTCCGTCCACGTCGGCGTCCCGCCGTAGGAGGTACCGGAGAAGTCAGCCCGAACCGTGTAGGAGATCGGGCCAGCAGGGATCGGCATTACTTCTTGCGCCCCTGCGTCCGCTCAAGCCTGTTGATCGCCGCGACGATCTCCTGCGCGTCGATCTGACTGATTTTCAGTCTGCCGTGGGTATCGACTTGGACGGTCACGTGCCGCACAACGTCGCGCGCTGCCATGCGCTCCATGCGCAGCAAAGACTGCTTGATCGCTCGAAGTTCCTCGACCTGCCTGTGCACGTCTCGAGCCTGGTCCGCGATCCGTTTCGCGTACGTCGCGTCACCGACCGCCGCGCCAGCCTGACCGCCCAACGCCGCGATCTGCTTCTGATACTGATTGAACGCCGCCACCGACGTCCCGCCCGCCATGAACTGCTGCAACACCGCCGTACCCTGCGCCACACCCAAACCGACGATCTGCTGCAACGACGCGCCGGAGAACCCGTGCGCCTTCGCCCACTGCAGATCCTTGACGAACACCCGCAGTTGCGAGGTCTGCCCGGCCAGGTACGAGCCGACGTTCCCGAGCGCCGTGTTGCCGAACTGGTCGGTCTGGAACGCCCCGGACAGGTCCGACTTGAGGCTGTCGGCGACCGACTGGATCATCTGCTTACGGGCCGAGGTCAACGCGGCGAGCGTCTTCTGCGCGGTCTGGATCGCCGCCTTCTGCTTCGCCAGCGCCGACAGGACCACCGACTGCAGGTGGTCGAGCGCGTTGTGCACCGACGTCGACAAGGCGTCGCGGAGTTTGCCGGCCATCCCGGTCCAGCCGTCGATCAGGCCTTGCGCGATCAACTGCCCGACGTGGTGCAGGACGTGGTAGACGGGCGAGCGGGCCTTCGACGCGCCGGACGTACCAACACCACCGCCTACCGCGCCGCCACCACCGCCGAGCGCGCCAGCGAGTGCACCGCTGATCGCAGTCGACGTGTGCTGTGCGACATGCTGCGCCGCGTGATGCACCGGCGACGCGACGATGTGGCCCTTGATGATCGGGAACGCGTAGGAGCCCTGGTTGATCGGTGTGCCGCCGATGCCCTGCGTGACGGCCTGCGCGTTCTTCCCCTGACTGCGCCACAGCGCATCCCACGTGGAGAAGAATCCGTGCGCGTACGCGGACGCAGCCTGCGAGCCGTAGGCCTGCGCGAACGCGACCAGCGACTGCATGTCGCCGCCTGCCGCAGAAACCGCCTGCCCGAACCCGCTCTTGACGACGTTCTCCAAGTCACCCATCGAACCTTTGATGAGTTGCGCGGTCTGGAGGAACTTCATCTCGATCTGGGACAGCCCGGCTTTGCTCGCTGTCGCCGTAGCGGTGAGCGACGCGGTCATCTGCGCGTTCGACTGCTTCGTGTAGTTGTTGGCTTGCCACGCCGCGAGCCCGACAGCGATGAAACCAAGCCGCAGCCCGTTCAGTGAGGCGCTCTCACCGGCAGCGGCCCCTTCCACTGCGGGTGCAAGACCGACGAAGGACCGCAGCGCACCGACGACGCCCAGGATCACCGACGTGATCTTCATGGCGACGAGGAACTCGCCCAACGTCTTGACCAGCGGGCCGAGAACAGCCCAGTTCCGCTGGAACCAGTGCGCCATCCCCTGCACGGCGGGAAGCACGTTGTTCGTGATGAAGTTCGCGAGCTTCGTCGCGGCGGGCAGCAGGACGGTGCCGAGTTTGATCGCGAGCACCTCCACGGAGGCGCGCATCCGGTCGAACGAATAGCCGAACGTGTGCGTGTAGCCCGTCCATGACGAGGCGAAGCCGTGCGCGGCCTTCTGCGACTCGCGGAACTTCTGGTCGAACCGGCCCATCTGCCCGATCAGCACCGACAGAGGGGCCGACGACTTCTTCCCGAACGCGTCCGTGATGACCTGCCCGACCTGCTTGCCGGACACGCCCGCGTTGTCCATGTGCCGTTTCAGGTCCCGCAACGCCTGGTTCAGCCCGCCCTGCTGCATGTCCTGAGCGAGCGTGTTCGCCTGCAACCCCAACGCCTTCAGCACGTCAACGCCGGTCTTCGCCGGCTTCGCGAGGTTCTGCACGACCATCCGCAGTTCCGTGCCTGCCGCCGCGCCCCGGATGTTGTTGTCACCGAACACGGCGAGAGCCGCGGACGCGTCGCGCATCGTCACGCCGAACCCCTTGACGATCGCCAGCACACCCGTCCCGAGCGCGTCCGCGAGGTCCTGCATCCGCATGTCGCCTTCGCCGACCGTCGCGTTCAGGTAGCCCATCGCCTGGTTCATGTTGTGCACGCCAGGGATACCGGACGCGATCGCCGCGTTCAGCGCGTTCGTCACCGACTCCAGGTCGGCGCCGCCGAGCTTCGCCCCCTCGGCCGCGACCCGCATCGCCTCGACCGCACGAGAACCGCGCAACCCCGCCGACTCCAGGTGGTACAGGCCTTTCGCCAACTGGTCGGGCGCGGTTGCGGTCGGCCCGGCGAGGGAGAGCATCGCCTTCGACATCCGCTGCACCTCAGCGCGCGACGCTCCGGCCTGCGTTTGCAGTTGCGTCATCGACGTCTGGAACTGCGACGCCAGCTTGATCGACGCGACCGCAGCGGTCGCACCCGCGACGGCGATGCCGAGCCCGAGCGCCTTGACCTGTTTCAGCGTCGCCGCGGACGACGAGCCGAGCGCGAGGGTTTTCTTGCCCATCCGGTCGAACGACGCGGCAGCCTGAGAGTCCAGAGCCAGGAAGTCGAAGACGAGGGAGGTAGTCGGCACCCCGCCTCCTACTTGAATCCGGCTTTGATCGCGGTCTCGTGCATCTGCACGGCAAGAGCCGACTCGACGAGCGGGCCGAACGGGCGCAACGCGTCCTCGAACCAGCCGGCCGGGACCTGCGTCGCCGTCCACGCCTTCCGGTTACCGAACACCGGGTGCATGAGCGTCCCGGAGTCGAGCCGTCGCAGGTCCGACCCGCGTTTGTTCGACCGCACCCGCACCCCGGCACTCCTTGAGCCGAACGTGACCGCTGTCCGCACCGGAATCCGCCGCGCCAGGTACTTGTTAGCCCCGCCGCTCTTCGGCATTTCCTCGCGGAGTTTGTCCTTCACGGCTTTACGCGCCGGTTTCGTCGCCAGCGAGATCGCTTTCGTCATGTCCCGGCGCAAACCGACCTGCCCGGTCTCGACCAGGCGGACGCCGAAGTCACGGAGGCCCTGCGCGGTCCCGTTGTGAGTCCACTCTCCCGGCACGCGCCTCCGCCTCCTTCACCGCATCGTCGATCCGCAGCAGCGCATCGAGGCGCAGCGCGGACGCGTTGTCGATCTCGTCGAGAGAGAAGTTCAGCTTCTTCAGCCGGTACGTACGCAGTTCCGCAGGCATAGGCCCGCGGACAGGAAGCCCGCGGAGCGAAGCGTCTAGCCGTCGCTCCGCGGCGTAGGGGAATCGTCGGCGAGCACATCCTCATCCGTCGTGCCACCGGAGAGCGCCTTCGCGTACTTCTGGCATTCCTTCTTCAGCGCATCCAGCGCGTGCGACGGGACGTCGAGCATCCCGTCCTCGGTGACCGGAGCGTCGAACGACCATTCGGAGACGAGCGCGAGCAGCAGCCGGTCGTCACCCTGACGCAGCAGCGCGAGTTCTTCCGGGGTCGCTCCCGCCTCGCGGAGCAGCCGCAACTGGTCCTTCACCGACAGCGCTTCGAGTTCGTCCTCGTGCGCGATGAGCATCGCGCCCGCGTTCGACAGGCTGATCCGCTCCTGAATCTCGGTGAGCGGTCGGCGTTGCCGTTCGGTGACCTCGGACGGGTCACGTAGGTGCGCCCAGTTCTCACCGGGAAGAGAAACCTTCACGTTGCCCCCTATGCGAACGTGCCGGAAGGCAGCTGCGCCTTCGTGATCGCCTTCACCGGCGACTTACCGCCCGACGTGCCCGCGTCGGTCGAGTTCGCAAGCCCGTAGAACGTCACCGGCAGCTGCACGTAACGCCCCGACGCCCGGTCGATATGCGCCGAGTCGATGATCGCGACGGAGCACTGGAATTTCACCTCGTGCGCCGCGGACTCCGTCGACAGCAGGTCGATCGAGATCGGGACCTGCGTCTGCCCCGTGTACAGGCCGAGTGTCGTCTCACCCTGCACCGTGTCGTAGACGATCGTCGCCGACCCCGAGCACTCCACGTCACCACCAGCGAAGATCGTGTCCGGCGTCTGCGAGTTCGACAGCGTTGGCACCGCGGTCACCGTCCGCTTGATGTCGAACTCCATGTCGAGCACCTTCACCGCAGTCACCGAGTTGATCGACGCTTGCGCCTTCCAGCCCGGCAAAGCGTGCGTCTGCGTCGGGAACGACGGGGTCGGGGTCGCCGCTGTCGCGTAACTAAGCGCCATGAACTGCGCTGAGATCGTCGCGAGGCCGTCCGCCGCCCACTTCACGTTCAGCGACGAACAGCGACACGAGCCGAGCGCCCGCGCGTTGTTCCCGTTGTAATCCGTGATCGTGTACGTCTTCGGCTGCCCCGGAGACGTGTTCAGCACCGAGTGCGTCGTCGTGTACGGGTCCGACGCGCCGACCACCGCGATGTCACCGAGGATCGACTGCAAGTAGACGTTCACCTCGTCGGCGTACAGGTTGCCGTCCGCCTGGTACGTCGCCGACGTCACACCAGGGATCGCATCGTAGGTCTTCGCCATCGACGCCTGCATCGACTGGTCGTAGAGCGCCGGCACGTTAATCACCGGCGCGAGAGTGTTCAGGCGTAGATAGTTGGTCGGGGCGACAACCGTGTTGGGGGTTGTCTCTTTCGCCCAGCCGGCGATCGAGAACTCGGACGGGATGTAAGCCATCAGGACTCCTCGGGCTCAGCCGGTGCGGCTGGTTCGGCGGGCTCAGGTTCAGGTGTTGGTTCCGGTTCGGCCTTCTTCGCCGCGGCCTTCTTCGCTTTCGGCGACTCCCAGTCGTCGGAAGGCTTCCGCGGCAGCTTGTACGTCTCGCCCGGCTTCGGGTTCGCAGCCTCGGGCGGCAACGACGGGAAGAACAGACCCGCAGGACCGCGGTAGGTGAAGTCGGGCATGAGGCTCCCTTTAGGTTCCGTAGGCGTCGATGTGGATCACGAGATCGGCCTCGGCGGCGACGCCGTTCTCGTCGAAACCACTCCGCGTCGCGTAGCGGCTCAGGTAGGCGCGGGTGACGACCGCGTGCACCACCGGGGAGCCGCCGGTCGCAGCCGCGTGCATGTCGTTGGCGAGCGCGTCGCGGATCGCGTTCTTCATCGCCAGCACCCGGACCAGCCGGGCGTTGATGTCGGTCCCGCCGATTCGTGTTCTCGCTTGCAGGGTCACGTCGTAGGACTCGTCGAACGTCTGCGGGCTCGCGCCGGTGAACGGGCCGAGCGCGTCGACCCCGGTGATGTCGCCGAAGATGACCTGCTCGTTCGCGATGTACGTGCCGAACTGTCCGACGACCTGCTGAATCCCCGGCAGCGCCGCCCCGACAAGGGACTGCAACGCCGCGAACGCCGCGGGGATCGTCGAAGCCATCAGGCGAGGCTCGGTGTCCGGGTCGGACCCTCGAGCAGCGCCGCCAGCCGCGGGAAAGCGTGCATCGGCACCGCCGACCATTGCTCTGCTGCTTCGGAGCCGATACCACCGCCGAACGAGGCACCGGGGCGCCCGTACTGTGTCTGCGTGTAAAGACCCCGAATGTCTTCGAGTACCGCCATCCGAATGTCAGCCGGCACCGACGCACGACCGGCCGTGTAGGTGACCTGCACGTTCTTCACGCCGCCGACGAACGGTCCGACGAGACCACCGGACCAGCGGCGGGTCAGAATCCCGCGGGCCGCGTCGTCGATCGAGAACGCGTACGCGCCGGTCGGCGAACCGAGCTCGGACTGGGTGAGCGTGTAGCCGGTCGCGCCGACATACTCGGTGACCGACTCGACGGACAGCACCGGCGGGTTGTCGAGCACGATCGACGGTCCGCCGCCGTCGTGCACTTCGGTGAACTGCTTCGGGATGATCGGCCCGGTCTGGAACTCGACGTAAGCCGTCGCCGCCTCGATGAACCCCATGATCTCCGCGTCCGCGGACGAGTCAGGCAGGTTCAGATGCGAGTGGACGTCGTCGAGGGTGACGAGCGAGGTAACAGGCACCCGTCACCCTCCTCCGACAGTCGCTACTTCAGGACCGTCGCGCCCGTGAGCCCGCGGTCGTCTCGTCCGCCTTCTTGCCTTCGGCGGTCTCGACGTTGACCCCGGCCACCTCGGCCGGGTCCTGGTAGCCCTCGTCACCGGGCCGCAACGCGCGGTTCTCGGTCGGGTGGACCCCAGCCGCGCGCCACGCCTCGGCGGACGCCTCGGCCCGTTCGAGGCCGTACTTCTGCTCGTGCGCCGGCCCGGTCATCGTCCCGTCACGTTCGGGCTCCGGGTCCGCCGTCGCGAGGTGGTGCGCCTTGTGCGCGTCCTCGACGGTCTCGATCGTGCCGATCTTGCCTTCGCTCTCTTTCGTGAAGTGCTCAGCCATTACTGCTCGCCTCCTGGCGCGCTCGGCGGATTAGAAGGTCGGTGCGACGAGGCCGGTGCCGTTGATGACAGCCACCGACGTCGTGTAACGGGAGACGATCTGCGCGGAGTAGGCCAGCGCCCGGAACAGGACACCCGCCGAGTCCGCGTACGGCTCACGGAACGTCTCGAGCCGCAACGCGCCTTCGTAGAGCCGCAGGTCGCCGCGGATACCCACGAACACCGGGTCCTGGTTGGTGCCGGCGCCGAGGTTCGTCGGGATGTTCGGGTCGGTGATGACCTGCAGGCCGCCGAAGTAGCCGACGACACCCTGCGCGACGTCCGGGCCGGTCTCGCCGACCGGGTTGAACGCGGCGCCGAGCGGCACGACCAGCGGGCGGCTGTTCGCGTCGACCGAGGCGAGGATCCAGTTCCAGCGGCGCGGGTGCATCCAGATCGTGTCCGGCGGCATGAACCGCGCGGTCTCGATCGCGGACGCGGCGCCGAACACCTTCGAGTAGAAGGAGTTCGCGGTCGTCGACGACGCCACCGCAGGCGATGCGGAGGTGAAGGTGACGTTGACCGTGCCCGACGCGTTGAAGTACGTGTAGACGCCGTTGAGCTGCCCGGACGCGCCCGAACCGGAGATGACCTGCGTGCCGTAACGCTGCGCGTAGTCGGCGGCCAGGTCGCGGAGCACAACCTCGTCGAACGGGATGCCCGACTGGTCGAGAAGCTGCTGCGCGACGACCTGCTTGCCGCCGATCGTCGAGATCGCGCTTGAGATCGACCCGGTCGTCATGTCGGTCTGGCTCAACGCCGTGTTCTGCGTGGTCTGGATCGCTGTCGTCGTCCCGCCGGTGATCTTCGGCAGGTTGACGCTCGACACGCCTTCGGGCAGCGGACGCGGCCCGATCGAGTCGGCGAACTTGCGGCCCGGCCGCGCGTACGCGACGAAGTCCTCGATCAGCCACAGCGGCGGGCTGAACTCGCCGCCGGACCCACCAGCGCCGCCGGTGTTGCCGAGAGCACGCAGTTCCGGCTCGGTCCGCTTGGCGAGCTCGTCCTGCGCCTGCAAGGCGCTGCGGCGCAGCCGGTCGGCCGCGTCGGCGTCGCCGGTCTGCTGGGCGAGGAACAGGTCACGGAAGTACGACTGGCCGATCTTGTAGCGGTGGTAGACGGGCGCGTCGGTGACGTGCGCCCGCTGGTCGCCGACGTCGCCGGCGGCCTTGCGTGCCTCGTCGGCGTCGCGCCGCCGCTTGTCCAGCTCGACGAGTTCGGTGATCCGCTCGTCGAACGCGCGGATCTCGGCGACTGCCGCTTTGAACGCGGCGTCTTCCTCGTCGGTGAACGCGCGGTTCTCGGTGGTGAGCTTGCCGGTCAGGTCGTCGATCTCCTTCTGCTTCGCGTCACGGTTGTCGCGAATCTGGGAGATCAGGGGGTTCTCAACCACGGTCGTGGTCATGGGTTGTCCTCCTGGACGTTGGGATGGCTGGTCCCGCGGTTCAGGTGGCGTCGGGCGGTGCCGTGGTTAGGCGGTCGCCGTATCCGGTCTGACGTGCGGTGGTGCGTTACGCCGCGGAGCGGCGCAGTTCACCGGCGAGGCGGATCGCCTCAGCGGCTTCTTTCGTCAACGTGGTACGCGTCTCGGTCTCGGTAGGAGCGGTCTCGGTTGTTGCGGTCCGGGTGGTCAGGTTGACACCGAGCGCGTCGAGCGCAGCCTTGAGCCGGTCGATGTTCGCCGCGTCGAACTCGACGCCGGACCGGACCTCGCGGAGCATCGCCTCGGCGAGAACGTAGGCCGACTCCCGCTCGTCGCGGGCGCGTAGCTGCGCGGTCGCGTTCTCGTTCGCCGGGTAGGTGACGACGGACACGTCGCCGCCGGACAGGTTCGCCTCACGGATCGTCCGGTCCGGCATGTCACCCGAGTAGTCCCACTCCTCGCCGCCGGCCGGCACCCGGAACGCGAACGACATCTGGTCGAGGTCGCCGCGGCGCATCTTCGGCAGCAGCCGTTGCACGTCCGGGTCGGACGGGTCGAGCGTCGCCCGCACCGACAAGCCTTTCGCGTCCGTGCGGAGTTCCAGCGTCCCCGACTTCGTCCGGGCGAGCGGCTGCCCCTCATGGTCGACGAGCAGCCTGACGTCCGGCGCGCCGGACAGGGTGCGCTTGAACGCGTCCGGGTGGATCCGCTCCCGGAAGAACCCGACCTGGTACGGGTCGTTGAACGTCGATGCGTAACCGGTGAGCACCGGCGCGGAGTCCTCGTCGCGCAACTCGAGGTTCGCGGTGACAGTCCGCGTCTCGTACGGTCGGTCAGCCATTGACGACTCCCAGTTTCGGTTTCGGCCCGACGTCCGGCGTGTCCGGTGACGTTTCCGGGGTCGGCGGTTTCGGCAGCGCCTTCGGCAGCCCCATCGGGGTCACAGTCATCGGCACGAGCTCGAGTTCGGTTTTCTCCGCGTCGGTCAGCGGCGGCTCGTCCATCCGCCTGAGCAGCCGCGACGGCGGCATCACCTTCGACGCCACCCGGATCGCGTCGACCTTCGCCTGCGTCTCCGCGTCGGTACGGAGCAGGCTCGCCGTGTTGAACTGCACATACTGCGGCTGCGGGAGCAGCGTGAAGAACGCGTCCTCGATCCGGCGCAGCCACATCGACAGGCTGAACGTCAGGAAGTCGACCGACCGCTGCTCGACGTTCGCGTACGTCATCGACGAGCCGACTTTCCCGCCGACGAGTTCCGCGGGAACCCCGAAAATCCGCGCGATCTCCGAGATATTCGCTGCTTGCGTCTCGAGGAACTGCGACTCGTTCGGTTTCACCGAAATTTGGTTGTACTTCACGCCCGAGCCGAGCGCGACCGGCTCCCGGTTGCGGGTCGCGGCCATCAGCCGGTCCTTCAGCGTCCGCGCCTGCTCCTGCGTGATGTCCATGTCGGATTCGAGAACGGCCTTCGGGATGCCGCCGCCGGAGAAGAAGTCGCTCGCGAACTTCCGTGACGCCAAGTCGACACCGATCGCCTCAGCCGCGTACTCGATCGGGGACAAGCCCAGCTTCTTACCGGGCAGCGTCATCCCGCGCACATGCCAGATCCGGTCCGTCATGTCGACGCGGGACGGACCGACGAAATACCGGACGTCGCCGGTGTCCTCGTCGACCTGCGGCTGCACCCGGTCCGGGTTGAGCAGCACCACCTGCTGCGGGTAGCCGAGCCCGTTCAGGCTCGTCTTCATCCCGTACGCGTTGCCGCGGAGCAGCAGCGACACCATCAGCTCGTGCAGCCACTCCGACTGTGTCATGTCCGCCGCCGGGGTCTGCACGAGCGGCGGGTCGGTGATCCGCGCCGGGACATCGGCGGTCCGGCGGTAGGTCATCAGCGGCAGCATCGCGACAGCGTTCGCGAGCAGTTGCACGCAACCCCAGACGGTCGGGACGATGAGCGCCCGGTCCGGTTGCGTGTTCACGGACGGCTGCCCGTAGATGTTCGCGCCCGGATACGGCGGAATCGGCGGCTCCGCGGTCCACTGGCGCCGTTCCCGGCCGAACAGCACACCCATCAGGCGGTGTCCTCTCAGGAGCGGCGGTCAGTAGCCAGGTCGAGTAGCAGCAGCCCGGCAGCGGTCAGATAGCCGGCCGGCCGATAGACGAGCCACGCCCCGTAGAAGCCCAGCCCCACCACGGCGAGCCCCTGCCAGAGCCGATGAAGCCGGCCAACGCGGGTGAGAAAAGCGACGACGGCTACCAGACCGCGTTCAAGATGTCGCCGGAGTCGTGCCGTGTCGTCCACCCCCACAGCGCGTTCGTCGCCGACACGAGCGGCGTGATGTCAACCTCGGCGGACCGCCGGTCCCACAACAACGCGTCACCCACCGTCCTGGTCGACGCGCCTTTCAGCGCCGCGTTCAGCTCCGGCTGGTCGAGATGCCGTAGCCGGCCGTCCGTCGCCGCGTCGTAGAACTGGCCGAACGCCTCTTTCGCGTCGGTCGTGTTCATCTCGATCACGTCGACCTTCGCGTCCTTGAGATCTTCGAGCAGCGAGGCGGCCGCGGACTGCTTGTCGACGACGACGCCGAGCGAATCCCAGTCCTCCGCCAACTGCTTCAGCCGGGCCACCACCCACGTGACGCCTGTCCGGTTGTCGACGACCTGCACCTGCGGACGCCCATCCGAGCGCACTCCGGCCACCGAGATCGACGTCCGCTGCCGCAACGGCTGCGTGTCCACCGAGAACGCGACCTTCCCAGCCGGACGCGGCGGTGCCGCGGACAGGTCCGCGAGCGGCTCCCACAGAGCACGGGAAATCACCCAGTCGTCATCGGGGTCAGCCGGCCAGTTGCCGATGCCGAGCCTTTCCCGTGCGTACTCGACCCGGTCCATCGACCGCTGCTCACGCAACGTGTGCTCGAGCGTCAACCGAATGTTCAATCCGGGGTTCGCCTGCGCGATGTGCCGCGGGTCGACCGACACCCCGTCCGGGTCACCCCAGTAGGCATCCTCATCGACCGACCACTCCGCGTAACACAGCGACGGGTCACCGCCGGCCATCCCACGACGGCGGATCTTCGCCAGCACATGCGCGTCCTCATCCCCCGCCGACCCCGTGTACCAGATCTGCGGGTTCCCGCGCTTCGCCTTCGCGGACATCGTCGGCATAAGCGCGCCGACCGACCGCGGGTCGAGGATCATCGCCTCGTCCAGCACGACAAGATCACCCGACAAGCCGCGGCCACCCGACTTCGTCCGGGTCTTGAACTTCAGCCGCTGCCCGTTCTTCAGTTCGATGCCTTCTTCGCCGTGCGCCTTCGGCATCCGTTTCACGCGCCGGTCGAAGTCCGGGTTGCTCTCGATCAGCACCTGCAACCGCAGGAAATGCTCCATCGCGGTCTCGAACAGGTGCGCCGAGTGGATGATCAGCTTCCCGCCGAGCAGAAACAGCCACGCCAGCTCGAGCGCCTCGAGGATCGCGCCCTTACCATTCTGTCGGCAAACCACCAGGCCGATCTCGAACGCCGCCCACCGGCCGCGAGCATCCTCGGCCATCGCGTGCTTGAGCACCAACTGCTGCCACGGGTCCAGGTGCAGCCCGGCGACCGCGGCAAGATCGACAGCCTCGTCGCCGGCCTCCGTCGAAACTACGGTCGGAGGAACCCACAAAACACGAGGGACCTGGACACCCTCAAGCTCCGAGACGCTTGGCCCGTCGAGCAAGGAGGTCATCAATGCCGTCCTTCGACTCGGCCGGTGACTCGGGCAGGTTCAGCGCCTTCACACCCGCCTGGAACGTCGCCGCCAACTGCCGCGCCTCGGCCGCCGCGTCGTCGACGAGCAGTTCGTAGTCCTCGGTTCGCGTCCGGTGCGTCAGGCGCATCCACACGTCCACGTCACCGGACAGAACCTCGTCGAACCTTTCCAGCCGGTCAGCCATCCGGCACAGTTCCTCGAGCAGCACCAGTTCGGCCGCATTGAACGGCCGTAGTTGGTGCGTCGCCTCCCACATCCGCCGCCCGCGAGGGCCAAGCTCAGCCATGTGCCGAAACCACGGGGAGGGAAAATGCCGAGTGGCGCGTCGGGAGTGCCGTGTTTGTCCAAAAAAACCGCGTCATGGTCACCACCCCGGCAGTGTGCGTCGTCTGCGTCGTGCGAGGGACTGCCGCTGCCGGAGGTTGCCGCGGATGGCTCCCTCCTGCTGGTTGCAGGCGCGGTGCCACATGCCGGGCAGATATCCGGTACGGGCCGGGTTGTGCGGCAGGTGCCAGCGGGACTGCTTGTCACCGGGGACCTTCTCCGGTCCTAGCGGTCGCCGGCAGTAGCCGCAGAGGTCTGTCGGGAGTGTGACCTTGACGCGTCGTGCACGTTCGTTGACGTGGTCTGCCCCGTACCCGGCTGCCACGGTCTTATGTCGGGGTGCGGTGCGGAACCGGTGCGTCACGTCGCCTCCCCGGAACAGCGAGAACGCCCCGGAGCAATCGCTCAACGAGGCTGAAGAGACACGACACCAACGTGGGCACCGTACTCTTCGGTGCAGGTCAGGCGCAAGTATCCCTGAACGTCCCCGCGTGCCGGCGTGTCGCGGACCGCTCTGCTGCCTTGAGGTCGTAGCGGACGGGTCGGCGTTTGACGCTGGTGCGGGGCCAGCGGTCCTCATGCGCCCAGCGGTAGACGGTGCCGACGGGGACACGTAGGTGCCAGGCGAGAGCGCGAGCGTCGAGGAGTGTCGTAGAGCGGTCGCTCTGTGACGGGTTCATCGGCCCCTCCGGGTGGCGGGCACGGCTTCCGCCAGACGCTCAAGATGTGCCATTCCAGCCGCGACTTCCTCGGCGGTGAGCGGCCGCTTCCGGGCCTCCGTGGTCAGCCCAATGCGAGCGACGATGGTGCCGTGGCGGGGGCCGAACCCGTAGCGGTGGTCCTCACGCTGGCCGGTGAAGCGGTCGTAGTCCTTCAGCCCGAGATACCACTCACGCATGCGAAGGCAGCCATTCTGCAAGTCGAACGCTGCGTCCTCGATCATGTCGTAGGTCAGTCGATCGACGCCTTCGACGACCAGCACCGCTTCCGGTACTGAAGCGCCCTTCTCTGTCATGCCGACTCCCTCAGTTTGTCGCCCAAATCCGACCAGTATCGGTGCGGCCACGTCTTCCCGCACACCGTGCAGTCGATCCCTTCAGGCTCGAGGTCGGCCGGTTCGGTCCACTCGACGACGAGGTTGCCCGGACACTGCAACGGCTTGCGTGACTCCACGTCGCACGCGGTCACTTCGAGGCAGCGTCCGCAGACCACCTGATGCCGTCCTCTAGGGAAAGCCAGCGAGTGCGCCGCCCTGGTGAGCCGGTCGAGGTTGTCGTGCGTGTCGTCGACGTCGGGCTGCTCACACATCCAGTCGACGTGCGCGGCAAGCCACGACGCCATCGCCTGCTCGGTGTCGGCGGGCCACGCGTGCAGGTTCCGTTCCTCGATTACCCACCGGACCATCCGGACGAGCTCGGCGTGTATCTCGTCGCGGAGGTCGACCACCTTGCCGTTGAGGGAGACGCCGGCACCTTTCGCGGAGTTGCGGCGCTTGCCTTCGTCGGACTTGTCGTGGCGGCGTTCCGGGCGGGTGAGCGCGGCTTCGAGGTCGCCGTACAGGCCAGGGAGCGAGGCGAGCATTTCCCCGATCTTCGCGTGGTGCCCGGCGCAGGCGTAGCCGACGTGAGCGCGTCGCGGGCGGTCGGGGTCGCTGCGGTGCGGGATGACGCAAGCAGGTTCTCCGCGTCGTACCCACTTCGGCGGGTCGTAGGTGTCACAGGAGCAGACGGAGATGCGAGCGGAAGTGAGGGTCCAGCCGCGACCTTCGCAGGCTTCGCAAGTCTCAGGCATCGACGTCCCACCATGTCTCAGACCACCACTCATGGGCAGTCGCCATGAAGTGCTCGGTAGATGGCTCGCGGTTGCGGTGCGGCGGCAAATGCCCGGCCGGACGCTCGCAGCGGTACTCGATGGGTTCTTCGTCGTACGACGAGCCCTGGACGTAAAGCGCTGCGTCGCAGGCTTCGCGGGTGGTCACGCGGAGTCACCGCAAACGCCTCGTGCGGCTTGTAGTGCGGCGTAAAGGCAGATCGAGTCGTCGGGGTGACAGTCCTCGTAGCGGCGAAGTTCGTCGCGGAGTTTCCGTGCGCTCTCGTTCCACAGGAGTCGCCGTCTCTCAAGCCAGGGTCCGCTGCCGACAACGAACTCGCGCTTCGCCCAGTCGGCCCCGGTCGCGTCGTCGTGGTGCATGCCGTCGTGGCCGTGTCGCAGCACACAACCCAACGGCTTGCCACCGATTCCGTCGATCTGCTCGGCGCACCGGCCGTGTTCGCCGCTCATCGCGCCTGCCCGGTGCAGGACGGAAAGACAGGGGAGGTCACGGCAACTCCCGGAAATCCGGCGCGGTCATCTCGTCCCACTCGTCGCGCCAGTCGCGCTCGCCACAGCGCGGGCACTTGTCGACTTCGGGGAATCGCAGCGCAGCGACCTGCTCAGGCGAATACGCCTGTTTAGCGCCGCAGAAACCGCACCAGCGAAACCGGACGCCCGTCTCCCCGCTCATTCCTGCCTACCCGACACGCCACCGATCCGGGATTTCGTGGCGATAAGCCACATGGCGAACGTGAAGTCGAAGTTCCCAACGGTTTCGACGCCAACCGCAACGCCGTCCGCGTCAACGTCCAGCAGGACGCCGTGCCCATAGTCAAGGGTCGGGAACGAGCCGGTCTCAGCCGCGACGATGCGCCTGCCCATGAGCAGTGCACGGGTCGCTGCTTCGTCCGTTTCGCGGAGTGTCGTCTCGCCCATCACTCGCCTCCTACCGACACAGCCCCAGAAGCAGGGGCGTCATGGGCCGTTGCATGGAACGCGTCGAATGTGTCCCGACCAGACCGCCACAGCTCCGGGGTTTCCTCGACGCCGTGCCTGTCGACGAGATGCCGCAGGTAGTCCACTAGCGACACGAAGTACTCGTCGGCCTCGTGCGCGAACTTCGGCCTTGTCGTCTCGCCCATCATTCGCCTTTCGTTACTGAAGGAGCGGGGGAGGAACGGTCGCTCTGATTCGGTTGGCCGCTCATGCTGAGGCCTCCGAGAACAGCGTTCCTTCACTGTCGGTGACGAGCGCGCGGTTGCTCCACAGAACCTCAGTGCGTGCGCCTGTGCCTCGGTTCGCGTTGCCGGTGAAGGAGGAGATCTCGACCCGGTGCCAGCCGTCATACAACTCGTCGTAGAGCGGCGAGTGGTAGCCCGACAGGACGACGGCGGCTCGAGCCGCGTGCAGCGCGTCGGCCAGTTCCCGGTGCTCCTCCACGGTGGTCATCTCATGGCGGTAGTTCCGGGCTCGAGTGGATCCGAGGTACGGCGGGTCGCAGTAGAGCAGGACGTCCTCGTGACGTCCGTATGCCCGGATCAGGTCGAGCCCGGGCCGCGCCTCCAGCGTGACGCCGATCAGCCGTCCAGCGGCCGGTGGCATGCGCTCGACGTAGCCCTCGAGGTAGCGCGGCATGCCGGCCGACGTGCCCTTCGGGTCCTGGTAGTGCCGCCAGCCGGTTCGGCGCATCGTGGAGGACCTCGTCTGCGTGAGCAGCACCCAGACGCGGCGGGCACGCTCGAGCTCGTCTGTGACGGCTGCGAGGTCCTCCGCTCGCGCGGCCGCGTGCTCAAGCCGCGCGTGAGGCGTCAGCGCGCAGACCCTGGCCAGGTCGTCGGGCCGGTCCCGGAGCACCCGCCAGAAGGTCATGATGTCCGCGTCGAGGTCGTTGACCGTCTCCATGCGAGCCGGTGGCTTGGCGAGCAGCACGGCGAGGCTGCCGCCGAACGGTTCGACGTAGTGGTCATGGGCTGGGAGCAATCCCGCGATGGCGTCGGCCAGTGTCGTCTTGCCACCGAAGTAGGTGAACGGCGACTTCACGGCGACTCTCCGTGAACGTGGACAGAAGCGCCCGCCACGGGCTGCCGGTCGCTATCTGTCTCAGGCATCGGTGAGCCGTTATCTGTCTGAGCCACGGAGCCTCCTGACCTCAGCGATGAGCGCCCGCAGCACGTCGTTGACGTGGTAGATCGGGTCCGGGTATTCGAACGTGTCGGGGATCGGCGTGTCGTACTCGTTGACCGCCTGGACCAACCGCGACTCGTCGTAACCGGACAGGAAGTCCAGCAGGGCCGAGAGTGAGAAGTCCGCACCGACGAGATGCGGCTCAGGGTCGCCGTCGGCGAAGCCCAGCGAGCCTCCTAGCGCGTGCTCGATCTGGTCGAGGGTGAAGTCATCGACAGGGAATGGAGGCAGCGTCGCGAGATCATCCATCGGCGGGATTCACCACAATCGCGTCGTGCTCGTGGGCGTCGGCAGCCTTCTGCGCCCTCGCGCGAGACTGAACGGCAGCCGAGCGCCAGCGGTCGCTATCGCTCGTAGTCACGAAACGGTCACCTCGCTCGCCACGAACGTCCGGTCACGCACCATGACCTCTAGAACGATGAAGCGGGAGCCGTCAGGCTTGATGTCGCCTTGCTGCTTCCTCAGCGTCTCGATGATCTCGTCATAGGACTTGTGCCAGACGCTCCAATGGTTCGGCGGACGCCCGTTATAGGACGTTCCGACGAGGAACGTCACCTGTCCCGGCTCGGGCAGCCGGTCGCTAGTCATCGGTCACCCCTGCGGCTGTGAGTGGGTCAGCCGCAATCTCCCGGCGCAGGGCAGCAGCGGCCAAGCGCAGGCTCGGGATCAACACCTCTAAGCGGTCGGCTCGCCGGTCTAGTTCGTCGGGCCAGAACGGCCCACCGGCGAACTGCGCAGGTCCGTACATCGGATTCATCCCGCACGCCCGGAAAGCCGCTTCCTCGGCGTCGCTGTAGCGACGGGAGACTGTCGTAGAAGCGCCCTTACTCGCCTGTTCGTTCACTGCGCCTCCCCTAGCTCGTACGCGGTCATGAGGCAGCGCCCTGGTCGGTGTGACGCTGACGGGCGGTCACGCCGACTCACCCTGCTCGCGGAGACGCTCGAGCTCAGCCTCAGCCTCGGCGCGTTTCGCCGCGTCCGAGAACCGCTTCGGCCTGCCGTTGCGCGGGTCCTCGCGCGGCACCGGCTTACCGACGTCGAGCACCAGACCGGGCGGTTTCGGCGCGGATTCGATGGCCCGCGGCTGCGGCAGGGTCTCGCCGTCCATGATGCGACGGCACGCTTCCCGGCGCGCGGCCAGCCAGCCTTCGACGTCGGACGGGTCGTGGTCGACGGACGGCTCACCGTGACGTTCGAGACGCAACGCGCGGACCCGTTTGATCTCGACGAGCAGGTCACCGAGCCCGATCGGTTGCAGCCCGGGGCGCCGGCTCAACGCCGCGACGGCTTCCTGCGCCGCAGCCATGTCGTACGGCGCGAGGTCGGGATACCAGGCGTCGGGTGTGCCTTCGGCGAGGAACGTCTGCGGGGTCCGCGCTCGGATGAACGCGACGAGCTCAACGCATTGGGTCGGGGTCATGTTGCTCCCTCCGCGGCCCGTGCCCGAGCCATTGCGCGTTGCAAGATTTCGTCCTGGCCGTTGCGTCGCTCGCGAGGCCGGGCGTTGAGGTACTCGTGAATCGCGGACGGCAGCGTGGCCGGGTTGAGGCCCTTCTCGGCGACGATGACGAGCCCGCCGCGGATGGCGTCGGGTTGGATTCCTTCGCCGACGAGTCCGCGGACTTCCTTGCCGATGCGGGCCACGACCGACGAGGGGGGTCGTTCTCGGCAGGCGTCGACGAAGTGGCCTACGAGCTGACCGACGTCGGGATTCGGTGCGGCGAGCGCAAGTTCGCCCGACGTAGTCGGAACTTCTGTCTCTGTCCTTGTCCCTGTCTTTGTCTCAGACAGGGAATCCGGCGTGAGTCCGTCTGGATTCCGGGCGGATTCCGGTTCCTTTCCGTCTGGATTCCGCTTCGCGTCAGCTTTGGCTTGTCGGGCTTTCCGCTCCCGGTCGTTCTTGCGGTCCATGCTCATCTGCTCTGCGGAGCGGTTCCACTTGAGCCACGACCGGACGAGGTAGCCGCCGTCGACCCGCGTCCACAGTTCTTCCCGGACGAGCGTCTCGACGCGGGCATCCAATTTCTTGAGTCCGACGCCGATGACATGCGTTACCTGCATGTCGGTGATGTAGCCGTTGCCGGGTGACTCAGCACAGAAGGCGAGCCCCCGAGCGAACAGGAGCTCGGCTGCTTCGCCGGCTCGGAGCACGGCGTCGTCGCGGTAGTAGGTGGCCGACAGTTTCGCGTACGCGCCGAGTCGCTTGGGCTTCTTGTCGTCCGCCACTACCCGTTCGCCCCCGATGAGAGGTCAGAGGTAGGTGAAACTGCGTTGTCCGACAAGCCCAACGTCGCGCGAACTGCGTCGTGGACGTAGATGCGGAGCATGTCGGGCGGGCAGAGCCGATAGTCGCCCTGCTCCATTTGCCGCCGTGCTCCATCGCACGTCGCGTCAATCTGACCAAGCGCAGCGAAGAATGCGTCGCGCAACTTCAGCGGGTCCTCATCGACGAGCCTGTCGAGAATGTCGCAGAGCTTGCTCGTGTCCGTTCTCATGCCCGCTCACCCCCTGCGACCATCGCCAGCGCGTCGGCGACAACGGAAAGGTCCGGGTAGGTCTGCCGGAAGACGACGGTAGGGATTCCGGCCCTCTCCGCTTCGGTGGCGCAGTGTGTTGCGCCGTTGCTCTCGTTGCGGATGAATGCGAGGCAGAGGTCGGCACCGAGCCGGACCATCGCAGAGTTACGGATGAACCCGGCGCTCGCGCCGCGCTGTTTCCAGTTCGCGGGGTGCGGTTCGTTCGTCGCGCGTGAATCCATCCTGGCCCACAGCGACGCCCAGGTGTCGGCACCCCTAGGGCAAGCGCCGTGCACCACGGTTACGTCAGCCCGTGCTGCCAGTTCGTCGAGCGCCTCGTAAATCGGCGTCTTGTCCCGCCACTCTCGGGAACCGGTGACAAGCACGCGGAGCGGGGCTCTATTCTCAGGTTTCACGGCCGCTGCCTCCTGACAGGTGGTTGGCCTAGAGAGCGGCACTCGTTAGCGCGGGTGCCGTTCTCGCTGCCTGCAATGTTACGCCGCTCTTCCCCTGTTGGCGAGGTCTGGTTTCGTTGCGATTCAACGGTTTCCCGCCCCTCCCTGCCCGTGTCGGCGCGGAGCGGGGTCACGAGGCGGCTGCCGAGGTCAGGCCGAGCAGGGTCGCGACAGCGAGCGCGCACTGTTGCGGGACGACGCTGTTGCCGAGAGCTTTGAGCGCGGCGTTGCGCGTGAGGAGGTCGGTGACCCAGCCTTCGGGGTAGCCCTGCATCCATTCGACGAAGCGGGGGCTTAGGCGCTCTCCGGTTCGTCCGGGCTCGGTAGGTCGGGGGGCCGGTCGTCCGGTGGCGTGTTCCCATCGTCGAATTGCGGGTTCGTAGGTGCCCCAAGCAGTGTCACGGCGTCGGTCAGCGTGTCCCCGGCGTGGATTCCTGTCGGCGGCAGCTTGTGGCGCGCTGCCGTTGAGTTGCGGGCCGACTTCGCGTCCCCGGCCGTCGGCGTCGGTAGCAGCGTCTTCACCACCCCCGGCAGGAGCAGTTCGTCCGACCTCGCGCCTCCGCGCGTCAAGTGTCCGCCCAGCGCGTCTGCTGCGCTCGGAGTCGGTAGCAATTCCATGACCGCGCTCGGCAGCAACGATGAACACGCGAGCCCGGCCATGACAAGCCCCGGCGTCGGCAGCTCGTATAACTCCCCACGTCGCGTCGTACCCCAGCGCGGCAAGGTCAGCGAGGACGGCGTCGAGTCCGAGAGAAACGTGCCCTGCGACGTTCTCCAACAGCACGCATCGGGGTCGAAGAACGCCAACGGCGCGCGCCACGAACGGCCAGATGTGACGCTCATCGTTGCTGCCTTTCCGTTTGCCTGCGTGAGAGAACGGCTGGCACGGGTAGCCGGCCGTGATCCAGTCGATGGGTTCGACCTGCGTCCAGTCCGTCGCGGTGAGGTCGCCGTAGTTGGGGACGCCGGGGAATCGTTCGGCGAGGACTTTCGACGGATGGGGGTCGTTCTCCGCATGCCACGCGACGGTGCCGCCGACGACGGCTTGCAGACCGAGTTCGAGTCCGCCGATACCGGAGCAGAGCGAGCCGATGCGCATCATCCGTTCGCCACCTCCCGCACGTCACCGCTACCGGACTCGGCAAGAAGGTGCAGGGCTCCACGTCTGCGAATGAACTCCGACGTGGAGGTGTCGATGCGCGCCCATTCGAGCCACGCGTCGCTCATCTGCGACTCCTCCCACTGGTAGGTCGGGCCGTACTTCATCCGCGCGGGCTCGGCTGGGGTTGGCCTTCGGTTGAGGTATTCGCGGTAGAGCTCGCGGTCGTCGTCGGGGTAGAGGTAGCTCATGCCGACCGCTTCCGCTGGTTGTGCAGCGAGTGGGCGCTACGGCAGGGTTGGCATGGCGGTTCGAGGCGGACGCGGTGCTGGTGGTAGCCGCGTTCGGTGCCGTGCTCGACAGGCAGCAGGCTGCGACCGGGGACGGGAAACGGCGCACCTTGCCTCGCCCGATGCGTGCACGTGCCGCAGCAGCCGTCCTGAGCGCAGCAGCGGGCCTCGTCGGCGTTGCACGACGCGCATGGCGGGCCGAGGTCGTGGGTGAAACCTTCGCCGAACGTGATGCTGGTCCGGTGAACGTATGTGAGGACCGTCCGGCCCGTGTCCTTCCCAAGACTTCGAGCCGGACGACCCTCGCCGGCTGCCGCACGGGGGACGGCTGCCGTACCCGATGGCGCTCCACCGGGAGATGTTGCCGTCTCTGTCTGGGTCGGGACGGCGGGAACGGAGACGAGAGAGGAACGGTCGCTAGGAGGCATGTTCGACCACCCGTCCGCTGTCGGGATACCAGCACGCAGCGGGCGTTTCGCCGGGATAGCGCGAGTCGTGCAGTTGACCTGCTCCGCCGATGCCGAAGAACTCGCCGTTGGGGCCGAGAACGGCTTTCGGGTCGTCTCGCTGTTGCTCGACGGTGCGTCCGTTGCCGCACCAGTTACAGAGTCCGTCCTCTTGCGTGGCCTGATTCGTGCAGCGTTCGCCGCGCCACCAGCAGCGGCATCGCAGATCGGCCCGGTCGCTATCGGCACACATCGCTACCCCCGTGGACCGCGCTGGCCTCCGCTTTGAGCGCAGCGATGCCCTGCCGGACGCGTTCGCGTTCGTCCTCCGCTGCGCGGTGTCGGGCGTACTTGTCGTGTTCCCGTTGGAGCGCCCGCAGTTCCGTGAGCGTCACAGACTTGCGCTCGTCGGCCCGGTCGTACCAGTAGCAGCGGGTGTTGGGGCAGTCGACCTCGACGTACTGGTGGCAGGGCGTGGACCAGGAGCCGCAGTTGGTCGCGGTCGGCGTGACAACGAGAGGCTCCTGGCACGGCACAGAAGCGCCCTTCTCTGTCCCCACTACAACCTCCCCACAACGCGCACCGGCACGTCCTGTGACGGCAGCAGGTACGCGACGGCAGCCCGCCAGCCCCACACGTGCAGGAGAAGGTCGAGGACAGCGACGTGGGAGCGGAGGCGGGTCACGAGGCGGCTCCGAGTGCAGCGCCGGGCGGCAAGGAACGGTCGCTATCGGCACGTCGGTCAGCAGCCACCGGGACACGTCCCCTCGGTCGCCAACCAAGCCCGAGCGACCTCCAACGCGCGCTCAGTGGACGGCGAGTAGGCGGGCGTGACGTTGCTGTAGACATCGTTCGATGCTCGGTCGGCCTGATGCTCAGGCTGCTTCGCGAGCACCGACTCTTCGAACAACCAGTCGGCTACAGCACGCATCCACGTCGTATCGGCGTCGCGCATCTGCTCGGCAGCGGTGCGAAGAACCCTGCTCGCCCGGTCGCTCTGTGACGGGTTCATCGGGCCTCCCGCTCGCTCGTGTAGGTGCGCTGGTTCAGTTCCTCCCAGCGGGCGAAGATCGCGTCGGAGAGGTTGAATCCGGCCCGGTGGGCGAGCGCGGCGAGGCAGAAGAACACGTCGGCCGTCTCGGCGGGCAGTTCGGCCAGCCACTTCTCGCGCCCGCCGCGGATGCCCTGTTCAGCCTTGAGGATGCAGCGGAGCACTTCGCCGGTTTCCTCGCCGAGCACCAGGCCGCGCTGCTTGAGGTCGTCGTCAGGGAAGCGGCTGTCGGTCCAGCCGCCCGCGAGCACTTGGTATGCCTCGATCGTGGTGTCGAACCTTGCGCCGGCATTTTCCCCGGACCACCATGACCGGACGACCTGCCCAGCGGGGTCGGCGACTTCCCAACGCGCCGCCCCCCCGGTCTGTTGGAACATTTCGCCGTTGCGCTCGGCGCTCTCCTGCGACCCGTAGCGGTAGTCGAAACCGTCGCGCTCGCCGGTCAGCCACGTCGTAAGTCGCCAGACCTGACCTGTAGCAGAAGCGCCCTTCTCTGTCGGCGTCACGTCGTCACCCGCTCAGGTACCCGGACGAACCAGATCGGCTCGCGGGACTTCGCCGGGGTCATCGCCTGCTCTCTCGTGAAGGTCTGTTCCAGCCGGGTGAGCAGTTTGGGCAGGGCGGTGCGGTCGGGGCAGCGTTGAGAGGGGACGGTCATGACGACTT